TAACTGCTCTCCCATAGTTACAGCGTGTTTTAAGATAGCAACTTTTGTATGTGAAGCAGCTACATCTATAGGATGCGAGTCAACAATAGTTAAAACAGTATCAGGAAAGAAATTAAAAAAGTCTGACACGTTAGACAGAATTACATTGTCATCTGCAAGAAAGCCTAATCTGTTTCTAAAAAAGAATACGTTATTTATTTTACGACCTATAAAGGATGGATCAGGTGCAGACTCTACATCTCCTGTGGTACGATCAGCCCAGACAGGTAATGTGTAATCTGTACCACTTAGGTTATAGGTATCCCCATCTACTCTTGCAAACCTGAAATTACCATCAGCCTGTCTTATTAAAACGTGTGGCATGGTGGAGTAGTCAAACTTAAAAGGTATTCCTGCCTGTACTGTTTCTTCCCATTGTCCTTCTTCAAAAGTTCCACCATTGTTAGTGACAAATTTTACATAGTAATTATCAAAGTTAGTCTGGTCATCTCCTTTAACTTCAACAATATAACCATTAGGAGAAACAGTAGGTAAATCTGTAAACCTTTGAACAGAGTCTTTGACAATAGATAATTGAGTATTACCCTGAGTATCACTACCGTCTATTGTAAAATTACTACCATCTGTTTTTCTAACATAAATAACACTTCCATTTCTTGTTATATCAAATCCAGTAAGACCACTTGCTAGTCCATTAGCTAAGTCGTTAGCTACTCCTGAAGTGCTTAGAGTTGAATCATTTGTGGTGTCATCTGTAACAGTTACCCCATCTACCGTCACAGTATAAATAGTATTGTTTGAAACTTGCTCTACAAAAATAATTGCTTTTGTTCCTGTACCTCCTGACAAAGCAGAATCCATAGAAGTTGCAACACTTGTATTAACAACAAAAGTGAAGTCAGCAATAGTAACTGTTTTTATTTCTTCTCTTGGATTTGAAGTGTTTAAATAATTTGTTCCATCAGGTGTAACTACTGTTTTCTCTGTACCATTTAACTCATATACTTTTACGCTTCCATTACTAAAAATAGCTACATACTGTTCATTAACATCTCTGTTGATAGTTTGAATATGAACATTTCCTAAAGTGGTTGTACTTAAATTTGTGACATATTGGATGCCTGATCTTTTTATAAGACCAACAACAGGGTTACTATCTGCATTGTCTTGTATGTCAGCGTGATCTGCTTGCTTAGATGAGTCAGATGCTTGAGAGATCCCTCTTAATAAAGTTGGAATAGCTCTTGATACGATTCCCATAATTACCTATTAAGAACATCAGCAGGAGTAAATGTATTTATTGGATTGTTCAAATTTGGATCGCCTGATAAAACATTATGATCTGCATTATCAAAATCTGTTTCCATTAATATTGCTCTAGCTCTAGCTTCATCTTGTGCTGTATATGTTCTAAGTCCATCATCTCCAATTAATCTATCAACAAAAAGTCTTGCTGCTTTAATTGTCATGTAATATCTAGCAGGTTCAGGTAATTCAACAAAATCTCTAAAGTATGTAATGTGACAAGTTAAATCTTTATCAAATTCAAAAGTATTATTTTTTCGATCATATAATTTTAAACCTCTTTGCACAACATCAGATGTTGGATGGTCATATACATTAGTATCTATTTTTAAAATATCATTTGAAATAGTAATTTTTTTATTGCTATCTCTTGTAAGTACAACATTAAATTCTTGATTGAATGACCAACCTTCAGATTGAACTGATTTGTTTACTTCAAGTAAAGTTGATTGTGCAGTTCTAGCATCAACAGGAAGTAAGCCTGTAAGTTTATTTATTGGTGCTTCGCCTATAGCAGCGAGCATAATGTTAACGCACTCAAGTTCGGTGCTTGCAGCTACAGCCATTTTTTAATACTTTTTTTTTGACATTTTCAAAGAGTCTAATTTACTTTTTTTAGTAGATTTTTTCTTTGATTTCGATTTAGTCTTTGAACTATATCCAACACCTTTAGGCATAAAAAAAAAGGGTATCTAATAATAGAATACCCCATTTTAATCATTTAGGTAGATTATGTAGTGGACAATTTAATTGTTGCTGCACACTCTGGTCTAAGGATTCCATGCCCAAGAGCGTACTTCGCTAATAGTAGCGTTGATTGATACATAATTCCGTAGTCTGCACCTGAGATCTCAGTTGTCATGTCTTGCAACTTGACTGTGCCGACTGCTGATTTATGAAATACCAAACCTAGTGTCTTACTATCATCTCCTGAATAAGTGTTATTAGCACCTGAAGGATTAGAAGCCACATTAGATTGTGGTACGTTATTGGACATCATTACAGGCATACCTGCAACCATGTTTACACGACCAGATGCTACTGAACCGTTACCTTGTGGGTTAAAGTCAGTATCAATAATTCTAGTCGCTGACTCAGGAATTTTATAGTATTCCTCTGGTGGCAATACTACAAATCTATCTGTTTGTGGAATGTCTCGAGAATCAAATTCTTGAGCTATATCGTAGATAGCTGCAACAAGCTCATCTCCTGTGACAGCAGCAGAGTTTGTATTACCTGTAGGTAGTGTTAGAACAAGTCCACCATTACCACCAGAAAGAGTAGTAGATGCACGACTCGCATTAGCGATTGTTTTCGCTACGTTCTGGTCATAAGCTTTTGCTAAAGCCTTTCCAAGCTCAGCAGAATAAATCGACCTCACATCATAGTGATTCTTAAGCTCGTCAAGCCTAGCGACTACTGCTTGAGAAATTAACATATCATCTATGTTAATAATCTTCTCATTTGCCTTAATCTGGTTTGCTCCTACGAGAGGTGTGCCTATTACATGATAAGCAGCAGTAGCAGTTCCTAAAACTGGGAAGCTTGCTGATTTGCCTGAAGCTATTGTACGGACTGAATGTAAACGCTCATTAAAAATATTGTTTTGACCAAATGCTGTTAGCACCTCGCCAGAAAATACCTTGAGAAATAATGCGTCAAAGTTTGTACCAGTTGCGTTAACAAGCCCCAGACGAGATACAGTTGCGTTAGCCATCTGTTTGTCTGTTGGTGTTAATAAATTTGTACTTACTCTGTCCTACGTTACCCTTTCCCAAAGCGTTATCTGGAATATGATTCTCAGGCACTTTGTTATTCAGATTTGTATTATGAGAGTCCTAGCAATTCCACTTGCGTAGTGCAAGAGCCTTCCTAGTTGGCTTACCATTTGGTTTTTTCATAGCTCCTTTGACACCTTTCATTCTTGCACAAAAAGATTTTTTTCTACCTTTTTCACGTTTTGAAAGTCCACTTGTTTTAGTGACAGGTCGTTGCAACTTTGAACCTGTAGCAGCATTTATTCTTCTTCTCCCACTTTCAGACAATCCTCCTGTTGGATTCTTGTCAGATTTTCTAAGAGATAAAGTTTTTCTGCGTGAAGGCATGAACTACGAAATAGTAGCTTAAATAAAATATATCATTTACTTAAGCTATTTGCTCATTTTTAACTTATCTGTTTTCTTTTTACTTTTTGGAAATCCTGCTTGCATATTCTTATAAGCCTTTTCGCTGATGGTGCTATTTTTTTTAGACCTGCTAGTACCTGCCTTCTTTCTTTTGTTTATGTTGTAGTAAAGTCCTTTTTTAGCAGCCATAATTAAATTGCATTACTGTCCTGTAATCTACTATACACAGATAATGTATATGCTTCATCTTTTCCGTATCTTGGATCACTCATAGCAGCTTGTATTTCTGCTCCTGTTGCAAATGGTGTGACGGATTGTGGACTTCTACCATTAATTAAACTTGGTTCAAAACCTTCTGCTTGTCTCATCTTTGATGCAAAACCTTCAACTGCAACCTTAATCATTGTGGGGTCTTGAGTATCAAGTATCTTATCAAATGCCTTAAGAGTTTCATCAGGCATATTTTTCTGTGTCCAATCTCTTAGCTTTGAATAACCTTCTTCCCCACCTGTAACTGATAAGATGTCATCTAATTGTGCCTGTTCTATCTCTGTAGAAACAGCACCACCTCTTAAACCATTTAAGTAAGTGTCAATTATTTGTTTAGAAAAACCTGCTTCTCCTAGTTTTTGATAGTCTTCTTCTCTTATATTTCCTGTCTCTTCAAAAACATTTGTAATTTCTTGAGTATCTATTCCAACTTCTTCTAAAACATTAGCAAGACCTTCTCCATAGATTTCTTGTGGATTCCAATCTTGTGATTCTGCTTCGCCTTCTGTTGTTTCTTCGGTTTTTGTTTGTTCTATTGCACCTAGCTTACCTTCTAGTTCTTTATAACTAGCAGCCATATCCTCGTAAGTTTTAAATTTACCTGCGATAAGACCATTTTCATCTCTTAAAGAATCCATGTCTTGTGCAGACATTGGAGGTGTTTCGTTTGATGCTACTTGTGATGATGTCATACTGGTTTTTTGTTTTAACTATAGTGGATTGTACAGCCATGTCTAGTAACCTTGTCTCCTGACTTCTCAGGTACAGGGTTTTCTTCATTGATACCTATCCTACTAACGACTGCATTTTCGTTAGCTATATATTTACCGTTTTTGTCTCTAGGTTTGTCTGTCTTTTTAGACTGGTTGTTCTTGTTGTTGGGCATTTGCGTCCATTTGTTGTTGAAGAAGACCTGCTTCAGCCTGTTTCTTGGGGTCAAGTAACGGAGAACCTACAGCAGCACTACCCAGACTTCTAACAAGTTCTTGTTGTTGTGCTTGCTGTTGTTCAGCAGCGATCTGTTCTCCTGATTTTATCAAACCTTCAGTTTCAATGCCAATACTGGTAGCTAAACGCTTAATGGCTTCGTCAAGATTAACGTATTGTCTCATTACATCAGCCCCTAAAGCCTGTGCCATGACTGTAATAAACTCAAGTAGCTTCTCTTTATCTTGTCCTCTACCTAAACCTTGTAAACCTGTAATAATTGAGATGCCCACTACATCATCAGGTAGTTTTGGTACTTTACCAGACTGCACTAATAGGTGCATACGTCTTCTTAAATAAGGTAGCTGTAGTTCTGAAGACAAAATAGAATATATGCCCCCCAAAGTTTGTTCTAACTCCTGTGTTAATAGTTTTAATTCTGTACTTGTTACTCTTTCTGCGTCACGTTGTACAGCTTTTGCCATCATAAAAGCGTATTGTAATCTTTGTTGTATTTGTTGTATTGCTTGAAAAGATACTTGCAAGTCTTGCCCTTTCCCTACCTGCATTACAGATACATCTTTTGCATTTCCTTCCCTTATAGCTCCATTAGGTGCTTTGCTTAAAGTACTAGCTCTAGTTGTACCATTAGGATTTACAAGAAAAACTGTACGAGCAGACGCAGCAGCATTTTCTATAATTGCTTTCATTAATCCTTCAAGAGAAATCAAATCGCCACGATACTCTTCAACGTATCCCCTTCCGTAATTTTCTCCTGAGATTCGTGTGAAACGTAAATTTATAAAAGGCGATACATCTTTCTTGGCTCTACCTTCTGTATTAGGTATCAATTCATTTTTACATTCTTGATGATAATTGAAATAATCTCCATCTCTTTTGACGTATGTATATATATCTAAATCTTCTTCTAAAGTTTTTTCTGTATATTCTGCTTTTTGTTGTATGTTTTTTAAAAAATCAGCAGGTAAAGCTTTAGCATTTATAGTCTCTTTAATAATAATTTCTAAAGTATTACCAGTAGGATCACGTTTGCATACATATTTTTCTAATGGAAAAACTTGTAATCCATCTTTTTGTAAATACAATAAAACATTTCCACCTACTACTAAATGTTTTAGTGCTTCAAACATAGCGACTCTATCAGTAGAAACTTCTATCTCTCTCATCAAAGCGTTTTCTACTTTGCGTAATGCTTTGTCTATTTCTGTAACTGCATCACTACCACCTTGTTGAGCTATCTTTATTTGATCTAAAACTAATTTAAAAAATGGGACATTAGTAGGAAATAAACCTGTTAGTAGTTTGGCAGCAAGACTATTAGTTCCTGCTGCTCCTATACCTTGGTAGTTTGTTTTGATCCTTGCTTTTCTACCAGTACTACTACCAACAGATTCAGGTATTAAATAAGGCAAAGTGTACTTACTAGATTCCTGTCCTTCTCTTAAATAAGATGA